GAAGGGGGCTTTTCTGTTCCCCAGCCGTTGTCGGACCAACTCATCAACCTCGTTGAAGAATACGGCCACGCGCGGCAAAGTTGTCGTCGGGTTGTCATGGGTTCTACGACTTGGAGCGTTCCGAAAATCAGCGGACACTCAGTCATTTATTACCCAAACGAGGCGCAAGCAATCACGGAAAGTTCTTTAACTTTTTCCCAGATCACATTAACGGCCAAGAAGATGGCCGGTCTTGTGAAGATGTCATCTGAGATTGCTGAAGACAGCATCATCTCGATGCTTGATACTGTTGTCGATGACTTGGCTTGGGGCTTTAGCAAGGCTGAGGACGACAACTTGTTCACTGGTGGTTCCATCTACACAGGTGGCATCGAAGGTGACGCAAATGTTGCTGACACCAATGTTGCATCAGTTGGAGCACTTGCTCTTACTGACCTCACTGCAATGGTGGTTGCCAGTGGTCAAGAGCGTGGACTGAATCCTAAGTTCTACATGAACCCAACTCTGTGGAACGGTCAGGTTCGTGACCTTCTCAACGCTGCTGGTGGAAACGCTAGTGCAGACGTTGCTGCTGGAGTTCAGCGAAGCTTGTTTGGTTACGAGGTTGTTCTTTGCAACGCTGTGCCGGGTGCTTCCTCAACGACTTCCGGTGACCTGCTTGCAGTCTTCGGTGACCTCAGCGTTTCTCACTACTTCGGTGATCGTCGTCAGTTGAGCTTCAAAGTGCTCGACCAGCTTTTCGCGGTCAACGACCAGGTGGGCGTGGTCTGCACGAGCCGCATTGATATTGCTGCTGCTGCACCTGAAGTTCTCTCCAAGATCACTATTACTTGATCATGAGAGTTAAAATCTTAAAGCCCTGCCTTGGTCATCAAGTCGGGGCCGTGGTGGTCATTAGCAACATTGGTGTTGCGAAGACTTTAATATCATTTGGCAATTGTGTGGAAGTCAAAGATGACGACAGACTGGACTCTGATACGAACGTCAGCACCAAGCGTGCTGCCGGTAAGTCTAAGCGAAGTAAAGTCTCATCTAAGACTAAGCTCAAGTGATACCACTCATGACGCTAATCTCACGCTGCTAATTGAGGCAGCGGTGGAGCGTCTTGAGCAAGACCTTGACCGACAGGTCATTACAGCAGACTTTCGCGTTACCCGGTTCAACTGGGGCAGCGACACTGCTGAAGTCAAGCTAAACAAAAAAGCAGTGTGTTCAATCACAACTGTCAAGTATGTCGATGTTGACGGCAACACGGTTACCCTCGATAGCGACGACTACATCTTTGACAAGGGAAGGTGTAGCATCTTCCCAGCGGCAGGCACAACTTGGCCTGAAGTCCTTGCAGACGACCCCAACGGCGTTGTAATCGACTTTTGTGCCGGATACGGACCAAGTGCCGACTGCGTGCCAAGGCTCTTTAAAACAGCAATCATGCTTGGTGTAGGCAAGTGGTTTTTTGATCCTGCTCAAGAGGGATCTGCACTGCATAGCCAAGAGGTTGCTTACGAGCGTATTGTTGCTCTACTCGCGAGGTCGTCCTATCCATGAGTATCAGGAAGAGGATTGGATTCAGGCGGCACTCAGCAACATTTTATCGGCATGATGGATCGGTTGATGCGTATGGTCAACCAACATACGCCGATGATAGCTCGTGGAGTATTGTTACCGCAGGGTGGCCTTGTGAACTAGTCACAACGGTCGGTGGAGAAGTCCTGCGCGGAAGAATGGTGACTGAGAAAACAACTCACGTTGCATTCGGTGAGTTCTTTGGGATTGGCGAGATCACTGTCAAAGACAGATGTATCATCGATGGTGTTAAGTACGGAATTACAAACACATCAGATCCCGATGGTATCAGCATGGAGGTTCGCGTTGAACTCAGAGGTGAAAACAACTAATGAGTTACGCAAAACGTGCTGCACAAGCAGCGGCAGAGATCATCAGCCAAAAGCCTGGACGAAAGGGAAAGCACGGTGTTGTTGTAAACATCTTGTCTAACGACAAAGAAATTAGGAAAATGATTGATCATTTGCCTAAAGAACTTCACCGCAGGGTGATGAGCGCAGCGGTCAAAGCAGCGGCTGAGATCGTTGAGACAGAGGCGTCAGTCCAAATTGCAATCGTTGGAAGACGCAACATCCCCTACACAGGCAAACTTGGAAACTCACGCAAGACAGGTACGCGAGATTTGTGGGGAAAAAAGCCAAGGAAGCGTATTGGCACGCCTGCCGGAAACGACATGAGCAAAGCAGTCACTCGCAAGACTCTCAAGTACAAAAAACGAGCACCTAGCACAGCAATCGTCGGAACGGACTATTACCAATACAACTTTGGTCACATTCATGAACCGCGAGTCGGAGAGGGTCCAGCCAGACATGTAATGTGGGGACGCGACAGCGGGAAAATGCACATGCAGCGTCCTTGGCTTGCTCCTGCTGCCAAGTCAACGATCATGATTCAGCGTCAGGCAATGATTCGGATTATCAAAGCACGCATGCAAAGGTACTTAAAACCATGAGTGTTGCTACCGCAGTTCGACAAATCATTGCTGACGATGCAACCGTGACATCTCTGGCAGGGAATCGAGTCACTGTTGACTTTATTCCTGAAGACTCAGTGATGCCTGCATTGCTGCTGTACATCGTTTCAGAATCGGCTGAAGACTGCCTAAGTGGGTTTGTTGGATTTGAAACTGCAAAAATTAGAGTAGAATGCTACGGCGAAACGCGAAGTCAGGCAGATGCTCTTCACGCAGCAGCAAGAGCAGCGTTAAACGGTGAACGTGGCGTCTACAGCAACACATTCATCAAAGGCATTGGTCAAGATACTGGCCGAGTATACTTAGTCGATAAACCAAATGACGGGACAGATCACTGGCTGTTTCGCACAATTCAAACCTTTGAAATCTCTTACAACTCATTTTAGAGAAGAAAAAATATGCCGTACCAAGGAATGACCGGACAAGGCACAACTGCCGTCCTGACGACCAACGCTATCACTGGATGTGTACGCAGTCTTACGTTGCCTGAGTTGACGCAAGACAAGATCGATGCATCTTGCCTCGATACAACTGGATTCATGAAGTACATTCCAGGTGACCTTACCGACCCGGGTGAGTGCCAGCTTGAAATCATCTTCGATCCAACCTTTGACTTTGATGCTATTGTTGGAGTTGTCGATACTCTGACCATTACCTTTGCCATTGGTGATCCAACAAACACAACCAACGCAACTTTGATCGGCACTGGTTTCATTACCAATTACAGTTTGCCAGACTTGAGCACTAACAACCTTGCAGTCGTCAACGTGACGTTTGCTTTTGATGGTGACACTGGACCTGCATTCACTGTTGAGTCGTAATCATGAACATCGAACTTCTACCCTGCGAAGGCAAGAACCTTGCCACCGGCGCAAAAGAGGTATTCAAGCAATACCGAGTTGTTGTCGATGGCACGTTGGTTGGCTACAAGTCTTGGGATTTCGGAAGCTCGATATGTTTCGTTGGCAGAGTTTCTCCTGTTGACAAATCCTTGATTGAAGAAGAGGTCAGTGCTATCCTTGGTGACAGTTCAGGCGGCGTCATGCCACCTGAGTTCGATCCAGATGACTTGCCTGAAGAGGATTACGAAGATGACTTCCCTGACGAAACAGTTACTGCTTGATCACTGCAAGATTGAGGTCAAAGAGGTAAACATCGAAGGTCTTGGCGTCTTGTACGTCAAGCCTTCGAGTGAACTTCAGAGATCAAAACGCATTGCAGACATGTTCGACAAGAATGGCAATTTGACCAATGAGTCAAAGCAAAGACGCAGGGTGAATTTGATCATTGACCACATCTGCGACAAAGATGGCAAAGCAATGTTCAACGAAGGTGACTCAAAAGACTTGCTGGCTCTTGATGGGAGCAAGCTCGATCCGTTCATTGAGGCAGTCATGCTCATCAATGGAGAACTTGAGGGAAACGACGAGGCCGAGTAGATCGGCTTGTGAAGCACTTCGACAAAAACTTTAGGTTGCGTTGGGTGTTCAAGATTTGTCAGAAACTGGGCATTGATGACCCATGTCACTGGATGAA